TGCTTGTATAATTGTAGTTATTGCTATATGAAAAGACATAAACCAGAAGGTTTAGATATAGCAACCAACACAGAAGATATACTCACAGCTATAGATCACCACTCTTGGTTTGCGGATGTAGAGAAGCCTAATCAAACACATGATGAGTATATTACCTATGATATATCTTGTAACGAGGATTTTGCTTTACATCTTAAATACCATGAGTGGGAAAAGATATTTACATTCTTTAGAGATCACCCAAAAGCTATGGGTAGTTTTGCTACTAAGTATGTAAATAAAAAGCTGCTTGAGTATAACCCAGAAGGTAAGATCAGAATAAGATTTAGTCTTATGCCTTGGATAATTAAAGAGTTATTGGAACCTAAAACTACACCTATACACATAACACTTCAAGCAATTTATGACTTTTTAGATGCTGGTTATGAAGTACATTTAAACTTTAGTCCTGTAGTTGTATATGAAAATTGGTTAGATGATTATTTATGGTTATTCAAAACTGTAGAAAATTATGCAAAACTTGATGGTTGGGATAATGAAAAAGTAAAAGCAGAAGTAATATTTCTTACTCACAACATAGGTAAACATATCTATAATCTTGATCATAGTTTACCAGGTGAAGAGTTATTATGGAGACCTGATATACAAGAAGGCAAAGTATCTCAATATGGTGGTGAGAATCTTAGGTATAAACATGATCTTAAAGCTGAGTATATAAAACAGTGGACTGAACTACATGATGAAATAATACCTTGGAACAAAATAAGATACATATTTTAAAACTAAAACAATGAAAATCAATTTAAAAAATCACTCAAAAGATTTGTTGCAGCTTTTAAAGCTGAAGAAGGATTTGATTAGCAATCCTGAGTTAAAAAAAAAGCTATAGAAGAAAGAAATCACATGTTAAGTTTTATAAAAGAAGAAGATGACTAAAGAAATAAGAAACAATGCTATTGCTGTTTACATGAGTGATACAAGAAAGAATCTTAAGTATGATAAATCTTGGGACTGGTTAATACCAGTGTGGTCAAAGATAAGAATGGAGATGTCTATAGCAACTGTTGTAAATGCTGTAAGCTGTATTGATATAAATGATATAGATAAGTTCTTTGAGATTGTATCAAACACAGCTATAATCTGGTGTAATCAGAACAAAATAAAACTACAATGAGTAATAAACACAACATATTCCATGGTCAATTTATACCAACTGAAGGTGGCAGCCTTGTGCCTGCTACAAAAGCTACGGCAATTAGGTTTGATGAGTTTAAAAAATCTTTGGACTATAATCAAAAGGTAGAGGTATTTATGGAAGCTGATGTAGATAATGCTACGGTTCCTCAAATAGCTAAGATCCATGGAATCAACTTTCGATAACATTAGCTTTTTCTTTTAATGTTCTAAGAGCTTCTTCATTTAAATCTTTTGGATCAATCTCAAACTCTTTATCAACATAAAGATTTTGCTTTTTAGCTTGAGATTCTATCTCAAAGATAAGAGCATGAACAGTTTGCATATTGTATTCAAACTCATTAGCAGCGGGCTCAGAAGTTTGCATCTTTCTATATGCTTCTTCTACTTCCTCTTTGCTTTTGTTAACGATAAGACTAAAAGCTAAACTTTGAACACGAGCTACAAATTTACCAGGTATCTCAAGTTTTACAATCTTATCATTCTCTAGTATGGGCATCTTTATTTTCATGCTCAAATATAAAAAATTTATTATAAACATAAAAAGTTTAATATGAAAACTTTAAACAATGTAGATTTAAAAGAAGTACAAATGAAGCTTTATGAGAGGCTTAAGCCATCAGGATGGGGACAACAGCTCAAAGGTTTCTTACTAAGTGATGATTTTTATTCTTTACTTAATAAGTTATTAGACCAAGCAAATGATCAGAAAAGATTTACTCCTACTATGAAGCAAGTCTTTAGAGCTTTTGAAGAGTGTCCATATGATAAACTAAAAGTTATTATAGTAACCCAAGATCCATATCCCTACGCCGGGGTAGCAGATGGTATAGCATTTTCTTGTAGTAATACAGGTAAGATAGCTGCATCTTTAAAATATATCTTCAAGGATATAGAAACTAATGTGTACTTAGATGGCTATGAGTGGAATCCAGATCTAGCTAGATGGTCTAATCAAGGTGTGCTTATGTTAAATACTGCTCTTACTACTGTAAGAAAGCTCAGGAGTGGATAAAACAGATACCTGAAAATAATATTTTGTTAAGTTGTAGTCACCCTGCTTCAGCAGCTCACTCAGAAAAAGAGTTCTGGGATAGTGGTGATATATTTAACAGGATTAATGACGCAACACACAAACAATTTAATACTCAGATTGTTTGGTAGTTATCTCATAATAGATAAAAACAAAAGACCTCCTAGTAATACGGTTGTTGATCCCCAACCTATTGTTAAGAATGTTCTCTGTGTTGTTAAAGATTCCACATCATTGGTTAATGATTCAATAGTAGATTCCTTTTCTTTTATAATCTGATCTTTTAAAAAGTGTTGATTATTTAAGTGATAAATCTCGTCTTGTTTCTCTTTTATTAACTCTTCTCTATTCTTGATTTTAAAGTATGCAACATTCAAGAGAGTATCACAAGCTTCACAATCTGTTAAGATTGCTGCAAGCTTTTGAAGTTCAGCAAGATTATAACACTTACTTGTATCGGATTTCTCTTTTGATTGCTGCGCGGATAATTGAGTCAAGCTCATCAGGAGTAGCAGCAGTAAGAATAAATTTGATTTTTTCACGAGTTTTATATTTAATTTGAGGTTCAAGTCTACATACACTGTCATATGCTAACTCTAATTGTTCTTGTCTAATATGGCTAGAGTCAATTCTTTTTTGTAAATATGCAATTGAATCTCTTAAAGCTTTTTCTCTGCCGGTATCAACAGGATTAGTTTTAATTTTAAAAGACAAATAGATTATAACACCTATTAAAGAAGCAATGATAACAATGTTAATATACTTTTTCATTTAGCTAATGTACAAAATTAATAATAAACAAATCAAAAACAAATGGATCTTTTAGACGAAAAAGAAAAAGAGATAATGGATAAAGAAATAGAAGATTTTCAAAATCAATTCTATAAAACACATGGTATACATCTACTAGTTTCTTATAGAGTAAAGAGTATGAAATCTTTGAATGTAACAATCTCGGAATTGGATACTTTGATAAAAGAAGATGCAAAAGAATTTTATCCAGAGTTAATAGCCATCCATCCAAATTTTACAAGAGAAAGGACTAGAAATGGTATGCTTGTTACATATAGACAAATGCTCCATTATCTTGCTAGAGAAGCAGGATACACGTTATCTTATATTGGTAAATATTCAGGGCTTCATCATGCAAGTGTTATCCATGGTTGTAAAACTGTAGATGATTATTTGATTATCAAAGACAAAAAAGTAGTTGAAATATTTAATAGAATAAAAAATGAAATCAAAAACAGATATGGCTATGATGGATATGTTCAACATGATTTTAGAAAAAGAGCTGAATCCTAATCAGTTCTTTGTTCTATATTGTATTCAACATTCTATATCACCTAACAATGTAAATCTTCATCAAGAACTAAGACACCTACAAAACACTGAGTTTCTTGATCAAGAAAATAAGTTGTCACCCAAAGCTATAAGTACTATAGCCAAGGTAGAAAGCTTCTTCAAAATACATAAGAAGAGGAGTAGTCCTAAGAATCTAGAAGCAAACTTTAGATGGTTCTTCGAAAACTTTTCATATAGTTGGGAAACAATATTAAAAGCTACTGAACTATATGTTCAAAAGCAAAGCGATGAGAATTATAAATATACTAGAACCTCTATGTATTTTATAAGGAAACAAGACTCTAGTAAGGTGGCTAGTTCAGATCTAGCTGATTACTGTGAGATAATAGAGTCTGGTGAAACACTTGAGAACAAAATAATATTTAAAGAAAAAGTAGTATGACGGAATATAAAACAGTAAACTTAGGAGAAAAGCTATTAGAAATTGTACACGATGATTATCCCGAGAGTCCAAGAGAATGGGATAATCTAGGCACCATGGCTATCTTCCATAGAAGATATGAATTTGGTGATGAAAATATTCCTTTCTCATCAAATGATTTTAATAGTTGGTCTGAGATGGAGCAACATATCTGGAACAAAGAAAAGGCTGGAGTATGCTTACCTATCTATATGTATGATCACAGTGGTATTACAATTAATACTACTGGGTTTAGTTGTCCTTGGGACTCAGGTCAAGTAGGATTTATTTATGTAACCAAGAAGAAATTAAAAGAAGAATATGGTAAAGTAAATGAAGAAACGATTTCAAGAGCAACAAAAGTTTTAGAAGGTGAAGTTGAAATAATGGATTTTTATATATCTGGAAATGTATATGGATTTAATCTATATAAAACATCTACATGTGATAAAGGTCACGAGCACAGAGAGTTAATAGATTCTTGCCACGGTTTCTATGGTGATGACTTTGAAACAAATGGTTTGTTAGATCATTGTGATATAACAAATGATGAAAAAATGTTAGCATTAAGAGAGTTATAATAAAAATTTTTTTTATATTTGCAAAGCAACTCAATCCCCCTATTCAAATAATTTTAAAAATTAAACTTGATTAAAAAGTAAAGGGAATACTCACCTTATGTCTACAGAAAAAAAGAAGTCTTGGAAACAAGTTAAGGAATCTTATCAAGAGGCTCTTAACTACATGCAAGGTAGAAGAGATGGTACTATTACTAGTATCCTTACACCTTGGAAAAAATTTAATGATGCCATTGAAGATGGTATACCTTGGAACTCAACCACAGTTATTGCTGCTAGGCCAGGTACAGGTAAGACACTAATCAAAGATCAAATTGTAAGAAGCGCTTTTGAATTAAATCCCAATGTTAATTTTAGAGTATTAGAATTTCAATTTGAAATGGTAGGAAGAGTTACAGCTATGAGAAGCTTCTCATCCTATTTAGATAGGTCCTACAAATATTTGTGTAGTGCTGATGGAAAAATATCTCAATCAGATATCAGTCTATGCTATGACTATGCAAAGAAAATGATTAGCTACCCTATTGATTTAGTAGACGAACCTTGTACTGTTAATGAGTTTCGCCAAATCATCGCTGACTACATGGAATCATACTCTATTCAAAAGAAGAATGATGATGGAAGTTTCAGCAGACAATACACCAAAACAATTATCACTCTAGATCACTCACTGTTACTACGAAAAGCAAGCTTTGAAAAAGACAAACATGATACTCTATTCGCACTCGGAGAAGCAATCACAGCATTAAAAAGAAAGTATCCAATAGCTTTTGTCATACTAAGCCAACTCAATAGATCCATAGATTCACCAGAGAGAAATGAAAATGGTAAGTATGGTAACTATATTTTGGATTCCGATATCTATGGGGCTGATGCCTTACTACAACATGCAGATACTGTAGTAGGTGTCAATAGACCAGGTAAACAAAATATCAGTGAATATGGTCCAGAGAGATATCTAATAACAGACTTGGATGTATTAGTGTTTCACTTTCTCAAGGCTAGGAATGGTGATACTCGTATGAGTTTTATGAAGGCTGAGTTTAGTAAGATGAGAGTCTCAGAAATGGATACACCACCTTGTATAGAAAGAAAAATAAACACA